AGTCCAATTCCTTCTAAGCGAAAGTAACTAGGAATACCACTTGTTATTACGACAGCAACAAGACCGGACCCTTCGTAAGGACTACTTGGTAATGCCTGAATAGCTGTGATTGTTGTCATCTAGTATTTATCTTTGGTAGAAACTCTGTCCAAGCGGTTCTAAATTGCCTAGCACGGTCTCTACCAAGAAATGCAATTTTATCCACAATGAACTGAGCATATTCGGCATCAGTAATTGTAGGTAATTGCTTACCAGTGATTAATGTGAAATATGAATTAAAGCTATCGTCAGCTTCAAAAATCCATCCATTTCCCCATTGGTCGAGGATAATTGCTTCTTTACGATTTCTAAAGTCTGCAGGATTTAACCAGATGCAATCCTCTTCGTTTACTTGAGCAATACAATCGTTGGGTATGTAGAACTTCATGTTCTGTATTTGTCTTTGAGTTCTTCAGAAATATAGGAGATTCTCATTTTGCCTGCAAGTACCGGATTCTGGAGTTTGATAACAGATGCAACCATAGTATCTATTCTTCCAGATACTCTCTTATAATCAAATCTCAGACCATCGCCGTCTTCGTCAAACTCGTCATCACATTTGATTAGCTTGAAATCCTTACCCAACGCAATGAGTTTGCCGAGCTCCTGAGGATATTCGTCAAGGTTAAACAAGAACTCAACAAATACAAATTCTTTCATACCGAAATTGATTGGGTATAGGTAACTCTCATTAAGGTATCTGAGATTTTTGTGCAGGAAGGTTCGTAGGTTCTTGTTTTTATTACAATGGGATGAATACCCAGGGAATTAATTAGTTGTGGACATGTTTTAGGTGTAGACAATTCTACATTGAGATATATTTTTCCGTCAGTATATTCAACATCCAAATCTTTAATCCCTGCTCTGCTGAGTGCAGTAGAACTAATTATTTCTTGAGATGTATTATTTTTTTCAGTCAAATGAATAATGACTGCTATTGAAATTAAAGAAAGGGTAGCAACTACTAGAGTTTTACCCAAGGTATATGGCATCGACGACTCCGAAAATTATGTACCTATTTATATTTGTGTCTTACAAACTGTGTTGAATTCACTCAGATCTGATCTGAAGTCACGAAGATCGAAAATAGTTGCCCTGCGCACCGAATCCGTCCCGATCCACTGGAAACTAATACTACGACCAGTCTTCATTGATTGCATCAATGTGCGGGATTCGGCAATCGTTCTAAGCAACAACGGACCATCCTGTTCCCATTTAGTTTCCTGTCCTGTAGCAACTTGCTTACCATCGACCTTGATATCAAGAAATTGCGGCGTACTGCCGGACATGGTATTCCAATAGAGAGCAATAACAGGTTGATGTGGCGCATCAAGGGAAACATCGGCTGCCGAACAAACAAGGCGAAGTCCAGTAACGACCTTTTCGACTCTTGCACCAGTTTGTGTCCCTACTGCACTGGTGTGGTAGATATGCCCTACAGTTCCTTTGTTAGCACCTGGCACTACAGTCAACGTCCAATTCGATGATTGGGCCATTGCTGACAATGCAAAAATAGAAGCCAACGCAACGAATAGTTTTTTCACGGCAGTCCTTGATGTTGTTGATATTTTAGCGTATAATTGCATTTTAGTCAACAGAAGTTGGCTAAATAACTGCACACTTAATGGAATCAAATGCGCTATCCAGTTTATATTATATACGATCAGCAAACAGAATATGTTGCTAAAAAGATATGTGACAACACATATATTAATGGTATGGTATTTTCTGAGCATTCTTATCTAACAGAAGATATTCTAACTACCATAGCAAGAAAATGTAAAAGTGAGTATTTCTATGTAATTAGATCTGTCCGAGAAATTTTGTTTCCTAATTTTGATTTTTCATTCAACCCGCCGGATTGGGATGCACATTATATTCATACATGGAATAATGACATGTGTGTTTTATTATTCAATTCACCGTTAGTGCTTCAAGATGCATCACACTTCGGTGACGATAGACTTAGTGATGGAAAAATACATTTTAAGAATATTTCTGAAAAAATCTACACCTATCCTGTATTTGATATTATTTTTCTTAGCTACGATGAGGAATATGCCGATGTTAATTATCGAGCACTGAAGGCTCGTTTTCCAGGAGCAAAAAGGGTACACGGAGTTAAGGGAATTTTTGAAGCACATAAGGCTGCCGCAGAGCTGGTAAAATCAGATATGTTTTATGTTGTGGACGCCGATGCAGAAATACTTACGGACTTTAATTTTAGCTATCAACCCCATTCATTAGATAGGAAATCAGTGCATGTATGGCATTCGCTTAATCCGGTAAATGATCTAGAATATGGATATGGTGGTGTAAAACTATTTCCTACAAAGATATTATTAGATTATAATGGATCGCCAATTGACTTTACTACATCTGTATCTGAAAGCTTTAAGGTAGTTGAAGAAGTAAGCAACATCACAAAATTCAATACAGATCCATTCTCTGCATGGCGTAGTGGATTCAGAGAATGTGCTAAACTAGCATCGAAACTTATACCGAATCAGGATAATAGCGAAACTGAGCATAGACTTCTTGTTTGGTGTACAAAAGGCGAAGACAGGGATTTTGGCGACTTTGCTATCATGGGTGCAAAGGAAGGTGCCGAGTTTGGAAAGACACATAAGGATCAACCCGATATGCTCGGGTTGATCAATGATTTCAAATGGTTAGAAAATAGGTTTAGTTCTTAACAAAAGTGCCCTAGTAGTTTTTCAACTTCTACGTTGATATCTTTTTCTAGTCTTTCTGTATTGATAAAGATTTTTACATCTCTCATTTTCTTAAATGAATCTTCCATAGCTTCCCAGGTCGCATTTTTGTTTACTGGAATAGGATGAGTTATTTCATCACCACGTAATTCAACAACATTACCATCATAATATTGAACAAGAATTTGTTCTACATATTTTGCTGGAATTTCTTTAGCTTCGATCTCTTTCACTATACGGTCAAATATAGATGGTTTAGCAATTCTGCTAATAGCCTTATCTATATTGAAGCTAGTTGTCGTCTTCTTTGCCATATTGCTCATCTCCGATTACTCCTATATTTATAAGAATACAGCCAGAATAAACCGGCTGTATTACGGAGACTAGGCTTGAACAACTCTAGCAGCATCTCTTTTTAGCTTTGCCGCTACCTTAGCATCAAGAGCAGCATCAGCCTTGTCGACTTTTGCTTCGGCTGCCCTAAGACGGTCACGTTCGCGACGCTTGTCTTTACGCTCTTCGAGCTTTTCGGCCTTGATATCATCGGACAGAGTTGGCCTACCACGTCCTGGACGCGAGTCCGGATCTAATGCATAGGCTTCTTCTCTCTTTGCAGCAGCATCAGTTTCAAGCAATTCAGCTTGAGCAATTAAGCCCTTAGCTATCGCTACAGGATCTTGCATGATTTTAGCAACAAGATCAGCAGGATTCGGTTTCGCTGTTTCTGCCATCTTTTGCTTTGCCATATACTCGTCAACCTTCTTATCGATGGTTGCATTGATAAGAGCTAGTTGAACTGCCTGTCCTGGTAGCGGATACATTGTGATGTTTGATACAGGCTCCTTGCGTAAAAATCCACGCTGGTGAAGTGCTGTCAGGCAATTTAGGCCGTCTGGAAATGTTCTACGATTTAGAACTTCGTAAAATTCATTTGTCTCTGATGCTTCTCTGCTATTTAAGCATTGAATGATATAGTCGTGATAGCTATCTGGAAGACGTTCTGTTTCCACAACTAGACAATTATTCTCGTCGTTTGGCAGTTTTCTAAAAACTACTGCTACACGAACTCCGGTGTTTGAAAGCTGCCCGGCATGCTTCTTAAGGCCTTCTATTGCCATATTTACTCCTTAAAGGGGCAGAGCCCCTTTGGTTATGCTGCCGGTGTTTCTGCTGTTTCTGCCTTTTCTGCTTCTTCTTTCTTTTGTACGCTTTCGACGTATGTAAGGAAGCCCGATAGCTTGTTGAAGGCGTCTCCAACCTGCGACATTTCGCCTGCCTGGAATGCGCCGCGACGTGAAGCAAGATCAACAATACGTGCTAGGAGTTGTAGATCAGCAATTGTGAGCTGAACTGGTTCCACTGATGTTGTTGTTTGTGCTTCTACTGCTGGTGCTACTGTTTCTACTGCTGGTGCAGCTACTTTCTTTGCTTTTGCCATTGTGTTCTCCGGTTAAAATGGTAGTGTATTGAGCAATTCTATACGTTTTTATTTACCATCTCGTGCATAATATTCCGATTTTATTGGACAAAAATAGGCTCTTTTTGGTATTAACACCCAAGAGAAAGGGCCCCTAGGGGCCCTTTCTGTACCAACATATCTACTTACGCATGTCCGGTTGGTTGAGGAATGACCTTAACCAAATGATCCGGCCAGTCGATGTAGAACTTCCATTCTTCATCACGGATGTGGATTGGAAGGGTCTTGCGCTTGTTCAAGATTTCGTAATACGTCGGCTTGTGCGGCTTTTTCTTAGGCACAATCTTGTGATCTGCGCCCTTCTCGCTGTTGCACTCCTTGCAGGATGTGCAGACGTTGAGCCAGCTGGTTTTACCACCATGTGAGCGCGGAACAACGTGGTCAAGCGTAAGTTCAGTCAGCTTTACCTTGCCCTTAGCTTCCTTGCATCTCCATGTGGTTTGCAACTGGCAGGTAAAGTCGTCCCGAAGGTACACGTTAGCACGGCTGTACTTTAGCGTCTTGCTCCACTTGACTTGTTCAGTCATGATGACAATAGACGGAACCTTCATTTCCAGATGCTGGGATCTTACAATCCAGTCATCGTAGGACTTTAGGATTCTTACCTTATCCAGAAACATCAGACGCACGGCTACTTGCCAAGTAACCACAGAGAGTGGTACCTGTGAAAGGGGCATGCCATCAGCATTCAGAAGTAATGTATCCATAAATCACCATTGTTGTTTATTTTCATAGGACAGGAAGTCCTATTGTTAGTGTACTATCTGCACACTAAATTGTCAAACTAACCTACTTGACAATTTCCAAATACGACTGAAATTCCTGCGGAATTCCTTTTAGAATAACGGCCGTAATATCTTCTTGTGTTTCAAAGTCTACGCGAAAGATATCATAACGCCCGATTCCGGATGATATTGTCTTTTCAACTTTGTAATTAACTTGGTTGTCGCATGTATCATCTACCCAATCTTTGAAGAAGAGTTCGAGTAGTCGATGCTTATCAATATCAACAGTATCTTTGATTTTAAAGAGTAGCGAACTTGACATCAATATACCTCATTGATGTATTTATCCTTTCTACTCTGATGAGACAAGTAGCTTTAGATTTATCGCCGCAATAGCTGCCTTGGCGTCAGATCGATATTGTGCTTTTTGCCGCTCATCGTGAGCACTTGTGCCGCTCCAGAGTCTATCAAAAATCTTCTCAAATGTTGATTCCAATTGATCGGCGGCTTCGAGCCTAATGCCTATCATATCTTCCATTGCAGCAGATGCATCTTGATACATTCTATTTCTGGCAATGGCCTTGGCCACAACTTCAACAAAATCATCATTTACTGGAAGCAATAGATTATTCATCTTACTTCTTGGGCGTATGTTCGACAAGCCAACGGGCGGCTTTGTCTCCAATACCACTAAAATTTCCAGAAACAAAATTACTGACTTCGGTCCAGTAGGCGATTGTGAAAATAAGCACAATGACAAGAATTAGTTTCTTCATGATTGATCCTTACAGGTAAGTCCGGTAGCATCAGGGAAGACGGTAACGTATTTCTTGTCTTCCTGACCAGTAATAAACCAAGTGTTGTTTGAGGTTTGGTAGAACTCCACCTTCTCAATGAAGTACCATCCGTGCATTTTCCCATCATCTTGTTCACCCGGTTTCAGATGTGGGCCGTAGTCCAGAAAGAATGCACGATCTCTGTTACCTTCAACGCATATTTTGCGCGAGTTAGGATGGCCGCGCAGCATTGCAGCGATCATTTGCTCCTGGTTCGGCCCTTGCGGGACCTGTGCAACAGGCTCTGTAGATGCCTGTTTTTCCACCTTTTTTCCGCATGCTGTGAGGCCTACAACAAGGGCCAGCATAGCGAGTATAGTTAGATTTTTCATTAGCAGCTACAGCTTATGAAGGAACCGCGATCGGCTTCTTCGATCCGTTTCCGCTTGATAATTTCATACTTATCCCAGAATTCATCGGGGATACTGTATCCTTCGAAGGTGCCGCCGCGAACAAGGTAATCACCACTGGCAAGGTAGTCATCAGCGCCATCCATGATTTCGGTGTAATTAGATCCAATACCATCAGCGAAATCGGAAACCCACTTCTCCTCTGCAATGGCGCCCTTAAGCTTAAGGAAGGTTGGCTCCATAGTCTGCAGAGCTGCTTCCTTTTCAAATTCGGGATGAGTCCATTCGTGGCGGAGGCTGGTAATGGTGTTAGGAAGGAGGAACATATAAAACATTTCTCCCTCCATAACATCCTGACGAAGGAACGGATCGACAATGCCGATAATATCCGCGTCAGCACCAACAGTGAATGCATTGCCTGTGAATCCAATACGAGTACCTGGTGCCAGATTCTCGCCTGCGGTTACAGGTGCCACAGCGATGTGAACCGCGTCGCGCATCTGCGGCTCAGTAATCAACTTACCAAACTGTGGAATCTTTTCCAGCCTGCTACCGGCCTTGAACATTTCCTGACCGGGGAAAAGCGTCGTTGTCTTTGTCATGTTATTTCCTATTTCTTCGGAGAGTGACTATCCGGCTCGTACCATGCAGTCATGCCAAACGGGGCAACCAAACGACGCGCAGCATCGCCGTGGATCAGGAACAAGGTATCGCACCAGTTCTCATCACCCCAGCTACCGCACGGATAACCGTCAGTCATCATAATGAAGCGTTCCGGCTGGATGTCGTTTTCCTTCATGTAGGTCCAGTTGCACATGAAGTCTGTACCGCCACCGCCCTTGATTTCGTAGCTGTCGATTTCGTCGATGTTTTCAGGAGTGAACTTGGCATAGTTGTAAACACGGGTGTCGAAGCACCAAACCTCCAAGTCAAAGTCCATGAACTGTTCCATGATGCCCTTGGTTTCGCTGAGCAAGTCGCGGAGCATGTCTTCACTCATCGAGCCCGAGCAGTCAATCGAAACCGCAGCCTTGACCTTGACATCTTCCTTGGTACCGGGCAAATAGATGCCCGACGCTTGGCTCTTACGCGAGCAGCGACTCCAGGTAAAGTCATTCTTGATCATGGATTGGATCTTCATGTTGAGGATCTCGCGCCAATCCATCTGCGGCTCGGTCAGATCCTTCAGCATGCGCTTCACACCGCCCGGCGTATTGCCTGCACCAGCAGACTTCGCAGCCTGCATGACAGCAGCACGAATCTCGTCGCTAAGAATTCGACGCTCTTCTTCAGTCATCGGCTCGCCCTTGCCGTCGCCCGGCTCCAGGTGGATGTCGAACTCGGGATAGTTGGCGTT